AAAAGCCATTCCCAATCTATGCTTGAGTCTGATGATCCGGTTGTTCGTTTTTTCCACTTGACGTGTCCTTTTCATCATTCTCATCCTCCTCGAACGCATTATTGATTAATTTAGTAATTGCTTTTTCTATTGCTGTAAAATTATTCATGTCTATTAATTTACCAACTTCAAATTCTGTTAATGATTCATCAGTTGATTTTAAAACTGAATACAGGAATGATCTCACAGCTTTCAATTTCTTTTTCTTTAATTCTGCAATTGCAATTTGTAATGAACCGAAAATGTCTTCCAATTCTGCCATCGCATTCAAGTCAAAGTTCATTTCATACTTACGACCTTTTAATTCAATTGTTGTTGATTGTGGCTGTAAATCTTTTCCTGTTACTCTTTTTTGTCTATTGTAATTACTATGATTTTTATGTTTACTCATTTCTAGTTTCTCCTATTCTATTCTTATTGTGCTGTTGGTTCTTGAACTGATGTGAAGAACGCATCAAGTTTCGCTGTATCTACACCATCTGCATCAGTATCCAACATCATTCTCCAATTACCGTCGCTTTCACGATCATAAAACTTACCTTTAATTTTTGTAGTTTTACTATTAGGTTTTTCTCCTTTTGTTTCGTATTCATCTTCGATTTCATTGAATGCACCTTTGTATAAAACACAATAACGATATACTGGTTTTGCTTTAGTGCTATTTGATTTTTCACTTCTAAATAATAAAGCAAGTTTTGGAGCTTTATCTCCGCTATTTTCTACTAATTCTCCATTGGAATATTTCTTTCCTAGAATTAATGCTCTGTGTTCTAGTGTTAGTGCATTTTGCTCTATTTCTACTTCGCATCCTGCGAATGCTGTTAGTTCATCTTCAACACCATCATCACTATACAAAGTTTCACTATTCACACTTGGAGTGATTTTAGCAGTGATTGCTCTACTAATTTTGATTGGTTTCTCGTACACTGTTCCACTTGAACCATCACTAGTGATTAGTGCAACGTGTACATCTTTTAACCCAATTTGTCTTGGGGTTACTGATTTATTTTCTGCTGGCATCTTATTCAACCTCCTTTATATTTTCTAATTTGAAACGAAATGCCTTATGATAAATTTTAGTTTCTCTTTCATATAAATCTTCTTCATCATCAAGCAAAAAATCTTCATTGAGCATTGCCTGTATGATTTCTTTTTCTATGTTTTTGTATTTTGGATTTTTAGTCCATAAATCTACCTGCATTATGTATACTGCCGGTATTACTTCATCTTCCGAATATTCGTATTCATAATCGTATTCAAAAAATGTTATGTATGTTTCTGGCGGATTAACGATTTCTTGATAACCACTAGGGATTGTTAATTTATCGAGAGCTCTTTTTGTCTTTTCTCTTATATTCATAGTCCGAGTTCCTTTCTTATTCTTTCTGAAAAAACATTAAAACATTTATTTTTATTTTTACTCATTGACTTATTCATAAATGGTTTTTTGGGATAGTTTTGATTCGATGTTCCCCACTCTATAAACTTGGCATAGTAGTAATCACTTCTGTCTGACTTTTCCCACCCATATTCGATACTCCTGAATCCATTTTCTCTCACTAACTTTAATGGGATGTTATCAGCCATGTGTCCATCTCCATACTTTCCTACGTGTCCTTTTTTATTTCGTGGAGCAGTTTTTTTTGCTGTTTCGTATGCTGGTTGGATTGCTTCTTCCAATGCATCATCAATCATGTTACTATCTAGCACTTCACTCATTTTGTTTAGGTCATTTACAATTGCATCTAGCCCATCAAAATCAAGTCTTGCTGCCATATAATTTTTCGCCTTTAGTTATTAGTTTTATGTAATTTTCATCAACTTCATAAATATCAAGAACATTATAAACGCGATTCTCGTACACTATTTGAATGTCACTACTGCATAATGATTTATAATTTTTTCTTATTGTCATATTGGTTTCTACTTGAGTTACAACCGAATTGTCTTCGTTAGTAGTTCTTACTATCTTATCTTCTATTGCTGCGAATAATATTCGTAATGTTACCCATTCTTTTTGTTCGATGCCCTCGCTATCAATATGATTTTGAAACTTTTTTATTTCAATTTTTTTATTGAGTTTCCCCGGATTCATCTTCTTCCACCTGACCGCAGTATCTCATTTGAAAAATAATCGCATCCACGCTATGTTTTATTGAGTCATTTACTGTACCTATGATTGTTCGATTGTCATTCCAGTGTTCTATTAGTAATAATTGAGCAATGTCTGACAATTCGCTTGGTGTAAATTTTCCACAAGCATTTTCTAGATAAATCTTTGATCCTGCTATTAACGAACGAATAAATTCATCATCTTCTTCATAATCAATTCGCAAATATTCTTTTGCTTTCTTTAAATCCACCATGATTTCATCTCCTTAATAAATCAAGAGAGGTTATTAGCCTCTCTTATTCTGTTGGGTTTTGTGTTCCTTCATCTCCTGTTGTTGGAGTTTCTGGATTATATGCAGGAGTAGTTGGTTCTACTGATGTAGTTGCTGCCTCTGTTACATTTTTAACATAAACAACTGGTTTTTCTGTTGGTGCTGTTAATTTGATATTTAAATATGATTTTGTATCTTTTGTAACAACATCATCTCTTTGGATTGCACGAATTAATGTTAAATTCTTTGTGAACCCAGCTTCTTTTGACACAGCAAGTGCCATTTCTTCTCTATCCATAAATTTGATGGCTTCTTCTAAATTACCAATATAAACTGGTGATGCACCATCTTCATCTGGAATGTTAGTGTTAGCATAAACTTCGATATTAATTCCTGATAACATTTTTTTAGTTGGATCAGTTGGATTTGGTTGTAGGATTGGTTTTCCTGTTGCATCTACCCATTGATCCATAATGTCAAATCCATTTTGGTTAGTGATGATTACTGTTCCAGCTAATAATTCAGGATCAAGTTTAGTGTTAATGGCTGTTTTAATTTCTGCGTGTGTACTTGCATTTAATTGGATACCATTAACTTTTAAAATTGATAAAATCTTTCTATTATCTGTTACTACTGATTTTCTTGCTAACCATTTGTTGATGTATTTAACAAGTCCACCTTTTTCATCAGCTAATAATGTGTTTGAAATTGGTAGGATTCCACCTTTATCAGTGATTGCGAATTTTTGTTGTTTTAGTGTTGGTGACATTAATTCTCCAATTTCTGTTGCTTCTGTGATATCAACGAATGGTTCGATTGTATCTCCATTTTCATAAACGAATGAACCACTTGTTGTACTTGTTGGTTGAACATCTACGAATTGTTTTAATGGTTTGTATTGTCTTTTTAACTCATTAATTTCTGTGTAGATGTCTTGAGGAATAATTACCGCTACACTATTTTGATCCTCTCCTGGTGTAGTAGTTTCTACTAACACATCTCTTTCTTCTTTTGATAACTTTTTACCTTGTAGGAATTTTACTAGGGCTGTTCTAGTTTCTGTTTTCTTTTTCATAGTTCTATTTTCCTCTACTTCTTTTACTTCTACTACTTCGTTATCATCGCTAACTGTTGCCTCTAATTCTTGCACTTGTTCTTCTAACACAATTTCATCTTTGATTTTTTGAGCTTCTTCAGTTGCTTTTTGTCCTTCCTCTACTTTACCTGCATCAATTAACTCTCTAGCTTCCTTTAATTTTGCAGTTAAATTTCTTCTTAATTCAATTAATTTCTTATTCTTTTTTTCTCTCCCTTTTCTATATTTTTAATAATTCAATCATTGCACTTACTTGTGCTTTTCGTAGTTCTTCCAGAACTCTTTCTTCTTTTGTCTTTAGGTTGTTTTGTTCCAAAGACCTTTTTCCTACCTCACTTGTTGGATAAGCAGGAAACGGTGTTGGAGATATCTCGATTAAATCAATGTCAAGTAATGTTCTTTCGTAGACATCTTCATCTTTTAGATATTCCCATTTATCGCCATTGTCACGAATATAAAATCCAAATGAAACACCATCAACATCGCCTCTTTTTATTGATTCGTAGATGTCTTTAGCTTGATTACTATTTGGCAATTCCAATTCAAATCGTAATCCTATATCATCTTCTACCAATTGCAATGTTCTTGATTTCGTACTTCCTAGCACGATGTCCGAATTATGATTCCATAATGCTTTGATCGTGTTTTCTTCGAGACTTTTGGCGAATGCACCTTTAGCGACTCTTTCGTACCATTCATCATAAAGCAACAAGCTCCTTTCGTTGAACTTTACTACGTAGCCCTTGATTGCCATGGTTTCTGGTTTATCAGTATTTTCTCTGACCGAGATTTCCATCGCTGGGATGTATCTAATCTCCTTGATTTTCTTCTCCATCGTTACCACCTCCTTCACTCTTTTCATCATCTATATTTTCATTTGGATTATCTTGGTTATTTTCTGGAGGTTTTTCTCCATTTTCTTGATCCTTAATTTTGACTTTTTGTTTTTGATATTCATTCATCAAATCAATGTCAATGTAATTTAAGGACATATAATGCTTATCTCCATTTTTAATTTTGTCTTTATCTTCTAACTCACGAACTTCATTTATGGAGTAAATCCCTAGATTAATCATTTTTTCATAGTAAGCTGCACGATTAGTGCTATCTCCACGAAGTAATGAATTTAAATTAAATTTAAAATAATACTTTTTAGTTTCTATTTCATCTTCTGTAAATAATTGGTATTGAAGTTCCTGTTCCCAACTAATTAAAAGCGGTGATAATGTATCTCTTACGAACTCTAGTGATTGTTGCTCGATGTTTGAGAATGTTGCTCTTTCTAAATCTGCCAGCATATGAGGTGGCACATTAAAAATCCTAGCTATTTCTGCTATCGAGAACTTTTGAGTTTCTATGTATTGGGCATCACATTGTTTAATTCCTAATGATTGATAATCTAATCCTGCATCTAGTATTGCTACACGATGGCTATTATCTAATCCATTATTGAACTTTTCCCATTCTTGTCTGATTATCGCTTTAGCTTCTGGTTTCAATGATTGTGGAACTTTTAAAACTCCACTACTCATAGTTCCATTCGCATAAAATTTTCCAGTAAACTTTTGACCTGCAATTTGTATGCCAATTGTTTCTCTGGCTACATCAATAGGACTTTTACCAACAATTCCATTTGTTGATAATCCTTTAATGTGAAGCACACTAGTATATGGCAGGTTTACTACTTTTCCATTTACTAGCGTTGTTTGTACTAAATACCTTTTTAAATTTCCATGACTATCTTTTTCCATTACTACTTTTGTTAACAATGGATTTAGTATCCACAATGCTTTTGGGTATCCTGTTTTGCTCCACTCAATTTCCGCATATGCATTTCCATATAATTGTCTGTGAGCTTCCATTGTTTGTTTGAATTGGAATGGTGTCATGTAAGGATTTGGTCTAGTTTCTATTAATTTAGCTATTGGGTGATCGTGTATTCTCTTTTTCTTTCCTCTTGTTTCTTGAAACAATTGAAGTGGTAACATCGCTACGTGATTTGATAAAATTCTCACACACGCATATACCGCTGCGATATTCATTGCTGTCGATGTATCTACACTTTCTCCAGAGTATGTTTCATTTCCACCTATGAGATTTATTAACCATTTATTAGGGGCTGTTAGATTAGAAACGTCTGTTTCTTCTTTGTTTTCTCTCTGTTCTAATTTCCTAAATAACATTTATGCCACCTCATTTCAGTATTTTCGAGAATATAAAACCTAGCCAAACTAACACTAATCCCTGCACGAATAGTCCAAGTTTAATGCTGACCAAATATGCTGCAATTACTATCGATATCAATCCGAACAGGATCAGAATATCTTCGATATAAGTACACAAAAAAACGAACCTGTCTTTAGTTCGTTCACTCACTTTTTTAATTGCCATGTTATTCTCCTTTCTAAAATCCAAAGCCATCACTCATTATGTGTTGATTTATATCAATCTCTCCATTATCGATTCTAGCTAATGTATGACTTATAATCATTGCGGCTGCCGGATCTATTCTAAATCTTGTTTTACTTTTATCTAGCATTTTATTTTCATTGGCATCTGTTTTTGCTATTGCATTACTTATTGCCCATGTCAATACAGGATTCTTATTTGTAATAATTCTTTTTTGTAACACTAATGCTTCTACGTCTTTTGTTGGTTCTGATAATGTTAGCATTCCTTGTCTAACTTCTACCATCACGAACCCATCTTTCTCCATATCAGTCGCAAATTGGGTTGCATTGTATGGATCGTATCCTATTTGCATTACTGGGTAGATAAAATGTAAGTCTTTTATGTATTTTTTTATATAATCATAATCCACAACATCCCCTTCTGTGGCTGTGATATAGCCTTGTTTTATCCACAATGAGTATGGAACTCTATCTTGTTTTTCTCTTTCTAAAACTCGATTTTTTGGCATAAAACTGTGCGAAAGCATGACATATTCGCCATTATCCAAGCGAAACTCTGCATTCACGCTTGTAAGGTCGATTTTACTCGACAAGTCTATTCCTATCGTGCATGGATGACCTCGTATGCTTTCAAAATCAAATTCCCTGTCGCTGGATTTCCATTTTTTCATATCCATCCATGCGATTTCTCCATTTACCCATTGATTCAGGTATAATCTTCTGAATGTTGCTTCTGCTGTTGGTATTTCTTTTGCTCTTACCGCAAGTTGTCGCATTTCTTCTATTTTTCTAAATACTCCAAGTGCAGGATTTGCAATGTACCAAGTTTTTTCATCGTATATGTCCGCATTTTCTGGTGCTTCGTATATTACTGGGTAGAATGTTTTATCTTCAACAACGTGTTCTAGGATTTTCTTTGAGTATTCGTATAACTCGTAGCATATTGTTCCTGTCTCCATTCCGGCTGTTGTTATTGATATAAACAATGGTTGTCTACGAGCTCCTTGACTCGTTTTCATCAAGTCATATAATTTTCTATTCTTTGACGCATGGATTTCATCGTATATTACTATGTGAGCATTGAACCCATCTTTTGTATTTGTATCCGCGGATATTGCTTTATAAAATGAATTAGTTTCTAGTCTTACTATCTTCTTTTGCGATTCAACTATCTTACACTTTTTGAACAACGCTTTATTCATTCTTATCATTGCTGCCGCCGCACTGAATACTTTCGATGCTTGTTCTCTATCATTTGCACACGAATAAATTTCTGCACCATACTCATCATCCATAAATAAAAAGTACACTAACATCGCTGCTATTAACTCTGTCTTACCATTTTTTCTTGGTAGGAATATAAAGGCTTCTCTATATTGCCTAGTGCCATCATCATTTAGTGTTCCTACTAATTCCTTTACTATCTTTTCTTGGAATGGCATCAAGTTAAATGGCTTACGAGCGAATTCTCCTTGAGTATGTTTTAGCAATTTAATGAAACGAACCGCAGTTTCCGCTTTCTTTTCATTAAACATTTTATTCGTTCTCCTTTAGTAGTTCCTCCATCTCATCATCAAAGTCATCTCCTGGTAATTGCATTCTCCCTCTACTGCTTGGAGTCAATCCAAACTCTGTCATGAATTCTTTTGCAAGTTTTAGGTATCTGTGTGCTATTGATACCTGTGGGATTTGTTGGACATAACCAGATGGTGTTTTTATGATGGTGCTTTGAGCTTTATCGATTTGTTGCTCGGCTTCTTTGTATCTACTCCAACACTTACAATAGGCTTCTAGAGCCGATGTATCGTTTACTTTAAGTAATCCCAAGTCAGCTAAAATGGGGGCGACTCTTTCCCATTCTGCTTTTGCTATTGGATTATTTTTGATCCACTCTGGTGCTTCTATTATTTCTCCCGGTTCTATTCTCTCAACTCTGTTTTCTAATTCGATTCTTTCGGAGATGTCACGTTTTCCGGGATTGTCATTCATTACGTGGACTAGTGTTGGTTTTGGTTTTGGTCCTGTAAGTGACATCTTTACCCCTCCTATTCGCTTATTTCTTCATATAAATCTTCAATTGCTTCAACTTTATCTAATTTTTCCCAAGGATATTCTTGGTTTCTAAAATGACAACCTTTCGCTACTTCGCTGTATTTAACTATTCCATCAGTTAGTCCTAGTTCATATTTCATTCCATTTGGTGTTAAATCAAATGTTCTCTTTATGATTTCTTCTAACAATTCATTATCTTCTGGATTACTTGATTCAACTCTTATGGAGCAAGGTTCATTTTCTCCAATTATGTAGGATAATTGGATTTCACATTCATCCGCTAATTCAGCAGCTACTATGTTTTTAGCAATGTATCTTGCCATGTATGCGGCTGTCCTATCTACTTTTGATGGATCCTTACCACTAAATGCTCCACCACCATGTTTGAAATATCCACCATAGGTATCACAGATAATCTTGCGTCCTGTCACACCTGTATCAGCTGCTGGTCCACCTTTTACGAACCTACCTGTCGGATTAATTAGGACTTGAAAACTTTCTTTTTTAAATCCTGTTAATGTTTCATCAATATCATTTTCTATAAAATCTTTAATTGCTGGATTTATTATTTCACTTATCAACGTTACTTTTACTATGCCATCATCAATATCCGAATGATTTGCTGACACTACTATTTTTTTGATTGATGTAGGAACATTGTTTACATACTTTATTGTTACCTGACACTTTGCATCCGGTTTTAGTATTTCAGTTCCATTCTTTTGGATATACGAATTGTAATAATCCATTATCTTACTCGCTAGTGCAATTGGTACTGGTAAGTAATTGTTTGTTTCTAATACTGCTCCTCCAAACATTATTCCTTGATCACCGGCACCACCTTTATCTACACCTAGTGCTATGTCTTTTGATTGACTATGTATAAAAATTGCTATTTCTATGTTTTCGAAGCAAAAGCCTAGCTCTTTTTCTGTATAACCGATTTCTTTGATTTTTCTTTTTGCTACTTCTTCTATTAAACCATTATTCAATATTGCATTTGTTCTGATTTCTCCTGCTATGACAAGCAAGTTTTCTGTTACTAAACACTCTATTGCGATTCTTGATTCCTTATCGTAGGTTATACAATAATCCAATAATGCATCACTTATCTGATCGCAAATCTTATCTGGATGTCCTGCTGACACAGCTTCACTTGTAAAATACGAAACTTTTCTTTTTCTATTCATTTTTCATTCCTCCTATGGCTTCTTCGTATGTATATTCTTTTCCATTTCTTATTAGTTTTATTTCTTCAGCACTACCAACGAATTGTAGGTATCTTTTTACGATTACATCAACATACTTTTCATCTAACTCAATTGCGTAACACTTTCTTGATAATTGTTCGGCACAAATTAGTGTTGAACCAGAACCACCAAATGGTTCAAGGACTATGTCATCTTTCTTACTTGAATTGACCATTAGTTTTCCTATCAATGTTACTGGTTTCATTGTTGGATGTTCATCACTTCTTGTTGGTTTATCATTATAAATTACTGAACTATGTTCGTTTTGACTATCTATCATCTTCTGGAATAATTCTACAAGTTCTGGTTTAGACATTTTCTTTGGATTCATTTGCATAAAATCATCGATTACTGTGTCCTTATCTCTATCTCCATACCATTTATGTGATGCTCCTGGTTTCCATCCATATAGGATTGGTTCATGCCTCCAATGATAATCTTGGCGACATAGTACCATTCCGTTCTTAACCCACACTAGACATTGTTTCAAATCAAATCCAGCATCTTTCATAGCTTTTCTAAAATTAACTCCTTCAACATCGCTATGGAACACATAAATTGGCGATCCTGGTTTTAATGATTCAAATGCCTTTATGTAAAATCCAAATAAAAAGCGATAAAAACTATCGCTATCTGTGAAGTGGTCATTCTTTATTTTTTTGCCATCTCCACTTTCATAATCTACATTGTATGGAGGATCAGTAATTATTAAATCTGCCATTTCATTTTCTAATAATTTTATGTAGGTTTCTTTGATTGTGGAATCTCCGCATATCAATTTATGTCTTCCTAATAACCAGATATCCCCTGGTTTTGTGAATGGCACTTTTGGTATGTTATTTTCTATATCAAAGTTATCTTCTTTTACTTCATCTTTTACAAACATTTTGGTGTATTCTTCAACATCAAATCCTGTTAGTTCCATTACTCCTACTGTGTGTAATTCATCAAGCAAAACACCTAACTTTTCCATATCCCATTCGCCACTGATTTTATTCAAGGCAATGTTTAATGCTTTTTCATCTTCTTTTGATAAATCAACAACAACACATTCTACTTCTGTGTGTCCTAGGTCTTTCATCACTGTGGCTCTTTGATGTCCACCGATTATTGTTCCATCATTGTTTATTATGATTGGATCAACGTATCCAAAATGTAAAAGGCTATTCTTGATTTTCTCGTATTCTGCATCTCCTGGTTTTAATTGTTTTCTAGGATTGTATTCTGCAGGTATTAAATCTTCAATTTTTCGCTTTTCTATATTCATATTTCTGTCCTTTCTATTTTTGATACCCCCTTTTGAAATACGCGATTACTAACACGTGTTTGGGCGCCGTTCGTTTGTTAGTGGCTACCTAGGGATTGATGGGCGGGGGCCTCTAGTGTTCCTTCGCATTATGACAAGCTTCGCATAATGACTCCAAGTTAGATAATTCTAACCTTTTATTCCAGTCCTTCTTTACTGGTACTATATGGTGTACCATTTGAGCTGGTTTTATTATGCCTCGCTTTTTGCATTCAACACACTGGTATCTATCCCTTGCTAGTGCTATGCCTCTTATTAGTTCCCATTCCTTGGTCTTATAAAAGGCTACGTATTCCTTATCATTTCTCTCTCTATTGTAACGATTCTTTTCACTCTTATGCTTGGTGCAATACCTATCTCTCGTTAGGTTCGCACAACCTGCCTTACAGCATAAATGAAGTGGTTTCATGGGCATTTGCTCCACCCCTTGTCTAAAGGCTCGAAAAAGGGCTTAAAAACGCCCAAATATCGCGTTATTATTTTCTAGTTGTTTTCTAATCTTCTCAAACCCCTTATTTTTGATAAATAAAAAGGGAATATTGCATCCCTTTCTACTTATCTGCCAGGTCGAGGAGGACCAGAAATAAAATGTGGTAATTCGTGTGAACTACCACAATACCATTATACTATGTCTAGTTGCGAGTGTTTCGCCCCTTTTCTGCTACTTTTCTGCTACTTTTAATCATTTAGTAGTTGGTCTATTATTCTTTCTTCTTCTGGTGTTAATGAATTTGTCTTTAAATCAAACCTTCTTTTTTGTATGTGTTCGAATATCATTGCGAATGCTTCTGCTACTCCACAAGTTGGGCATATTGGTGTTTTGTCATCTACTCTTGATATAGCAGGATGTTCCTTATAATGTTTTTTGCATTTTGGACATTTTTTCATATTACCACTCTTTACTTTCTAATAATGCCTGTTCTAGTATTCTTTTATCGAATCCGAATCTCTCATATCCTTTTTCTAGCACTTGGTAGTAGTATGTACTTGGTATACTTTCTTTTTTTGTATTCATGATGTATACCATCGCTTTTATTGTTTCGCCATTTACTTCTACCTCTAGCATTTCTTTTCTGTAGTAACTAGGGTATCCCTCGTATCTATCTAATGATTTTTCATCTTCTGGTTTTATATCCCATATTAGGACAGGCACTTCGTACCCTTCGTATCTTTCTATTGATGCTGGTCCATCGAATAATAATCTCCAGTCTTTTAGTGTGGATGTTCCCACCACTTTCGCAGTGGGACATCTATATGCCATTTGGCTTTCACTCAAGTTGCTACCATATGCTATGTAGTATCTTTTCATTATTTTCCCTCCTCATTTATTTGTTCTATTTTTTCTGGATAGCCATATCTCCATGCTGCTACTCCATCTAGGTGTTTGTATAAATGTTCTCTACACGCTTTGAAGTCATCTCCGATTAATCCTATTCTATTTAGGTATGTTCTCATTGCGAATTTCTCGTTTTCAGTTTGTGGCTTTCTTGATGATGCACCTCTTTGTGTTAGTGCTTGGTAGTTTAGTGCTAGTGCTAGTACCACGTATGCTCTTATCTTTCCTGCGTGTAATTCTCCATTAAAACCTCTCAACTCTACTGTGTGATTTCCTGTGAAGTAGCTATGTAGGTTTAGGAAGTGGTATCTACTTTGATGGTAGTGTGTTTCTTCATATCCACCATATCCTTCATACCATATTCTTCTTATTGCTTCTTTTGTTTTTGGTCTTCTTGTTTTGATTTTTCTTACTAGGTTATCATCCATCTTTTTGCACCATCTCATTCTTTCTGGTTTAATTTGTAATGCCTTGTATAATAAGTCATTTTTACTTGCGATGATGTTTATAAAATTTCTTATTGATAATGGTGTGTGTGGTTCTCCATCTAGGTGGATGTGTATTCCACATTGTAGTTCTGGTTTTGATATCGCACCACCTTTTCTTAATGCTCTTACGATTTCTTGTAAGTTTTCCATGTCTTCCTTATAAGTTAGGATTGGGCTTACTAGTTCTACCGAGTAGTTTCCATCGTATAATCTTCTGTTGCCTTTTTGTGTTATGATGCTACCATCACTTACTATCGACCATTTTCTACCATCTTGTTGGGTGATTTCCCATTTTCCATATGATCCTCCTACATAATTTTTTGATCCATTGATTGTTTCTGCAACTATTGTCGCTGCATCTCCTCTTGTTATTCCGGTCATCTCTATTTCGATTCCGAATCTGCTTTTTAGCATATTTTCTTTTATTTCCATACCATTTCCTCCCTTGGCGACACAAACATTACCGCGTTAGGTACACTAAGTCCAGCGAAAAGGCGAAACAAATTTAAAATTTTGGCAGAAACTTCTCAAAAAGGTCTGAAAGCTCTTTTTTTGCCACTTCGTACTTCTTTCTCACTCCTGCTGAAGTGATGTATTCGTGGTATTGGTTTCTGTATTTACTATTGAATTGATGTGTTATTATGTTCCATTTTTTCTTTTCAAAATGTTTTTCTTTTATTATAAATGCGGTTTCTTCATCCAATGATTCTAATAAAATTTCTATCATTTTGGTTTCTTCTTTTAATTTATCAATGGTTTTATATCCATCTTCAATCCAAGTATTTATCTTTTGCTTTTGTTCCTCTACTCTTATTACCATACTCTCTGTTGGATTGCCTGGTCCTGTTCTACTTATTCCAAGGTTTTCATTTTTAGGTCTAGCATAAATTCTATCAATTTCTTGAATGTCTTTAGTTAGGATTTCTTGCCACTGATTGATCTTAATTTTTAGCATTTCAATACTAGCTATGTTTTTTTTATAATTGTTTAGCATTTTATCAATCATACTAGGCCTCCTATTTCAATTCTTCTATTATTTTTACCACCTCATCCAATGATGTTATTACTTCTGCTGTAGCACCTAAATCTTTATATTTTCTTATTAGTGCCTTTTGGATTTCTGTTGGTTTATTACCAGGTTGTTTCACTTCGAAACATAAAAAAAAGGATTTTCTATCCTTTCGTATAACTGCCATGATATCAGGTAGTCCTTTTACCGAGTATAAACCACCATGATTTTTCCATGCATAACCTTTCCATTTTTTCCCCACTCGTTGTTGATTAATGTATTTTATTATCTTCTTTACTATATCTCTCTCGAGCATTTTACCATCTCCTTGAACGAATTGAACTTTAAACTTTTAACACTTGAACTCTCGCAAACCTATATGGCATAAGGGAAAAATGCAAAATTGAACGCTTGAACGCATTTTTTAAATATAAATATTATTTATGTAATTTATTAAAAAAATAATTATTTTCTCTATATTATTATTATTTTTTTTAAGTTCAAGTTCAATATTATATTATTATTACTAATTTTCCCTTATTTTACCTAGGTTTTAATCTTGAACGCATCTTGAACGCTATTTTCTTTTTGCGTTCAATTCTTCGAGTTCTAGTTGCTTATGTTTATGTTCTTCTACTTTTTGAAAAAATATTTCTTTCTCATGTGAGAGTTCCATGATTTCTTCCCACTCTACATCTTCGATTCTTTCTTCTTCCTGTTGAGTTAGATTTCTCATATCTTCATCAACTCGGATTGCTACGTATGCAGTTGTTGTTCCTGCACTGGTTCTTCGTACTGTATTTCTTTTTTGACTTGATTCTACTAGAATGTATCCTCGCTCGTTGAAGCCTTTCATTGTTTTCTTATAATTAAATCCTTGTTTCGTTAGTTCTTGTTGTAGGATACTAGGTTGCACCAAATAATAAAGTGTATCATCAATGGTTTCATGAGTTCCATACACCTGTGTCTTTGATAATGGACTAAAATAATTCACGTTTACTATGATCCAACTCTTTATGTATTCATATGCTTTATCAACTATGTCTACTTCGCTTTGTGTATCTAATCTTTCAAGTATTCTCTTTCCGAAGTTTATTGTTTCTTCGATGTCCTTGATATCAAAAATTATTTTGTTAGCTAGGTAATCCGCTACACAAATCAGTGCTACTGATGAAATGTGACTACTGATGTTCTTCTCTTTGTTATCTTCTAATCTTGAGCATATAAAATCGTATAGCTCATCAAGTTCGTTGCTATTTTGAGTTATAATGTTTTCTATTATGTACTTGATGTATTTTCTTCCAGCGAGTCCATAGTTCTTTGTTGTAAATCTGTGCATTTCCACAGCATCTTTTTCTCTGTCGAATAATGAACCATATAATTCTAGCGTTCTACTTGCTATACCTGTTTGCGAGTTTTCACTTGTTATTGGTTCTTCTCCTGTTGTTATTATTGCCATGTTCCAGGACATCCTTGCCTGCATCCCACCTGTTTTTGTTCCACGTGTTCTTCCTGTTCCTAGTCCTAGCATATAAACTAAATTGTTAATAAAATCTTTATTACTTCCTACTGCTTGTTTTTCATCTATGCCAAATGGTAGATCATTATACAAGGACGCCATTCTCTCGATTCCTACACTTGTCGAATTGAAGTTCCCCATTGTTGAGTCTGGATTTCCCCATACTGATAGTGCAGCTTTCAATGCGGCTGTCTTTCCTGATCTTGAGTCAGCCCAGAAGTGTGCTATAAATAATCTAGCTTTTATTATCTTGATTAGTGGCGATGCGAAACTAACTTTTAACATACAATTAAATAAATCATTTTTCATTAATGGTTTTATTTTTTCTACCCATGTATCCAAGTTACCTGTTTCTTCATATCCTGTCACTAGTTTCTTGTTTGAGCCATCCTGCTTTAGGTGTATATCGCCTGGATAATGCGGAAGGAAGTTTTTACCCCACCATCCAAATTGTGAAACACATTTTTTCATTTCTATGGTGTCGAAGTTTAATTCATCCAACTGTCCTAGATAATCGGACATTTTCTTCGCGTTCTCTCCTGTGATTGGTATTCCTTTTTCCCCTAGCTGTAGTATTGTTCTTTGATTGTTTATGACGCTACGCGTTGTAAGGAATGAGTTCCATTTCTTAAATTTATAAAACGAGATTTCCAATTCTTCTGTTTCATCTTCCAAGTTATAATAAATTGCACTAATTATAACAGGGATTCTGCATATAAGGAGAACATCGCCTTTGTCATCTTTGTACACTATTCCATCTTTAGTTAACTCGTAGTCATCTGGGATTCTTACTCTTGCAGGCATATTTGGTACCGGCTCTTGAGCTAGTATCATTACTTGCTCTAGGTCTAGTTTCACAGCATTCTCTATCAGTTGGTTGATTTCTTTACGAAATGTTTGATAATTGTTAACATTCACTACGTTTTCGTATTTTCCTACACACTTTTTAAATAAATCACTCGGATCCTTGCATCCTGCATCACTGCACGTGAATTCATAAATCTCTGTGTTGTTATTTCTTTTATAAAATGATTCACATACTTTGTTACGGAATATCATACCTCCTGCATCATTTTCGTTATGTATGTACACTTTCTTATTGTAAAAATAACGCAACCATTCTGTTCTGAACATTGTTGCTCCTGGTATTCCTAGTACCGGTAGTCCAGCGAGAGCGAGTGATTGTGTATCGCTCTCTCCTTCTACCAATATCACATAATCGTATGTGTTATTTTTTATTCTTTCTAATCCATAAGGAATAATCTTCGAATCCTTTTCCCATCGAAACTTCTTATTTTCTCCACGATACCTAGTTGCTACTAGATTTCCTTTTTCATCGTAGTATGGGATTTTGATTCCTTTTTTATGATCACTTAATTTCCATATTTTCTCTAGGTATACTTGGGGTATCATTTTACTTTCAGCATAGGTTTCTAAACAAAATGCTTTATTTTCTTGTTCTGCAAAATTAACCACTGGTTTTGGTATATCGTATGACTCACACAATTCTTGGTACACTGACTGTGTATCTGTGTTGTCTAGCTTTGCTTTGAAACTTATGAAGTTTCCTTTTTCTTCACATCCAAAGCAATGATACTTTCCACTAGTTAAATCTACACTAAATGAAGGATTACTATCATCGTGAAAGGGACACTTTGCGATGAGGGAATTACCATTCTTTTTAGCACCAGGCAAATACTTTAGGTATTCTTCCTCGTAGTTGATAGCTTCATCTATCGATTCCATCATTTCCCTCCTATCTCATTTTTTAATCTAAAACGTTATTGTCTGTTTCATCGACTCTTTGTAATCTTGTAGTAAGTTTGATGCTTTCTGAAAACTCTCTCATTACTTTCTTTTCTTCTGGATTTAAAACCCTTGATATTGCGAATTGTACTTTTGAGTATTTGATTCCTGTTTGACTTTTTTCCACTGTCAATGTCATCTTTGTTACTACATCACAAGCTTTCATTCCTTTTGTTACTATTCTCTTGCTTATGTAATCCGAAAAATTTCTGATACTTGTTGGTGGTAATGTAATTAATAATGGCAGTATTTCTCCACTACGTAGAATATAAATTCTTCTCAAGTTCTTACACTTTTTACCTTTACCATCATCTG